CCCCAGGCCATGAGGTTAACCAGGATAATTGAAGCGTAAAAAATGGCTGTGATTGCGATTTGCTTTTTCATTGTTTTTGTTTTAGTGTTTATTAATGTTTGTCTATACAAATTTAATAGTATTAGTATTGAATTTCCAAAAATTTGTATGTATTTTTTTGAATATTTTTTCTATTTATATATAACTTATTTATTAACAAAGAGTTAATAAGATATTGAATATTGATAAAAGTTAACCAAATTTGGTTAAGATGAAGCGCAAAGGGTTTTACTTTAAGAAAGGAATATGACGGTTCTTTGTATTTAAATATACAGAAAGCCGATTTTATCAATTACTTGAATGAATTGGGTAACGGTGATGAATGGGTGAAATTTAGAATATTTGAGCGAAAAGATAAGGATGACAAAGGGCATACCCATAATATGGAATTAATTCAGCAAACGATAAAAAAAGATGCATGAGTGAATTGGTTAGCCAAACAGAAACCAAAAAGACTGTTCAAAGATTAAATAAGAAAACAGGTAAACCGATAACCAATTGGGGCGGCTATCGTCCTGGCGGCGGCCGGCCGCGCAGAATGGATGAGCAACAAATTATCGAGAAGCTTCAACCAATGGCAGAGACAGCCTTTTCGCATCCTCCATGAGAAGGTGGCCCAGGGCGACATGAAGGCCATCCAGCTATATATGCAATACTTTATAGGCTTGCCCACACAGAAGATTGAAAGTAAGATCGAAGGCCAATTAAACCAGGTACAAATTGAGGTGGTTAAACCTAACTTTGAGAAGGCCCCTGAATTGGTCGAAGCTAACTGACAATATAACACTACTTAAATAAGTAGTCTATTTAACATAATATTAGTTATATGGCGAGCCCTGGCAATGGGTGACAATTGGGCAGAAACGGGACAGGGACAGGACAAGATCAGCGGCGGCCATACTAATGGGGGGTACTTAAAGAAATTACTTTGCGGACTGGCACATATAAACCCACAATTCTGATAGTAGTAAAACCTATGTCTAAACAAAAATACTAATGACCCCTCTTTTACCTCTACTTTTCACTTCCAACTTACAAACTCAAATTTTTTTTTTCGCTGAAAACTAAGCCTACCTTTGGGCAACTATAAATTGCTATGAACGCTAAACTACAAACCAACAAGATCTTTGAAATATTGCAAGCGAGTAATAAGAGGATAACTGTTATGCAGGGTGGCTCTCGTTCTGGCAAGACTTATAATATCTTGATATGGTTTATTGTGAAGCTTTTGCAAGAGAATGGTAAGACATTGACGGTTGTAAGGCAGTCGTTACCATCTATCAAGGGTTCCGTTCTTCGTGATTTCATTGATATACTTTCGAGATTGGGAATTTATTCGGAGGATAATCATAATAAGACTGAGCAGATATACCAATTGAATGGGAATACCATTGAGTTCGTGTCGGCTGACCAACCGCAGAAGATAAGGGGTAGAGCGAGAACGTATTTATTCTGCAATGAGGCCAATGAGCTATCATACGAGGCATGGATGCAGTTGATCATGCGTACTGAGGGTAAGATAGTGATAGACTACAATCCTTCTGATGTATCTTCATGGATTTACGATGATGTGATACCGAGGGATGATGCTGATTTTCATATTACCACTTTTCGCGATAATCCTTTTCTTCCAAAAGAATTGGTTGACGAGTTGGAAAGGTTGAAGGATGCAGACCCTAACTATTGGCAGATATATGGTTTGGGTGAGAGGGGATTGAGTCAGGACTTGATATATACGCATTATAGGACAACGGAGAATATGCCGGAGGAAGGAGAGACGGTGTATGGTCTTGACTTTGGTTTCAACGTGCCAACGGCCTTGGTGAAAGTTACGTTCAAGGAGAACGCGGCTTATGCGAAGGAGATATTGTACGAGACGAGGCTGACAACGGCTGACCTCATTGAGCGACTGACCAATCTTGGCATTGACAAGTATGATGAGATATATTGTGATGCTGCGGAGCCTAAGACGATTGAGGAGCTGTCGCGGCATGGTTTCAACACGAAGCCAGCAAACAAGGATGTGACGGAGGGAATTAGGACAGTTAAGGGCACTCCATTGTTTATACAACAAGATTCTGTAAATTTACTAAAGGAATTGAAGAATTATAGGTGGAAGACGGATAGGAACGGAAATAAGTTGGATGCACCTGTTAAGTTCAATGACCACATAACTGATGCCTTACGCTATGCAATATTTAGTAAATTAACAATACCTTCAGTAACTTGGGGGGCAATATAACAATATGGGATTATTTGATTTTTTGAGCAGGAAGAAGGGTCTTGACCCTTATCAGAATAATAGCAAGAATATTGTAGGCATCAATGGAGCTGTTTTACAAAACTACACCAACGAGAGCTATGTAACGGAAGGATACCTTGGAAATGCAGATGTGTACTCCATTGTATCCTTTTTAGCAAGGAAGGCTGCTTCAATACCTTGGTATGTGTACCAGATGAACAGCGGCTCAAAGGCAAGGACAAGCTTGATGAGATACAAGCAATTGTCTAAGGGCATTGCTAACCAAGGAGCGTATGAGAGGGCGTTGATAGAGAGGAAAAACGCTTATTCGGAGAATATTGTCATGGGCAGCCCTCTTGCGAGGTTGTTGGAGAAACCTAATAGCTATCAAGCGCAAGACCAGTTTTTTGAGAATTTATTTGGTTATCATTTTTTAAGTGGAGAAGGAAATGTATACGCTAACAATGGAGGTTTACCAGGGAGCAAATTCGTCGAACTTAACGTACTACCCACTCAGTTCTTGGACATCTACCCTGACCCAAATGATTTATACGGGATATTGGCGTACAAGCTGATGGTGGGCATGGGCATTGATCTGCCTAAGGATCAGGTGATGCAGTTCAAAACATGGAACCCTGACTTCAATGATGTTACGAGAACACATTTGAGAGGGTTATCTCCGCTGAGAGCGGCTTATAAGACACTACGCATGAGTAATAATGCTTCTGATGCGAGTGCGATGATGACGGGTAATGGTGGTGCTAAGGGAGCTATCACTCCAAAGCCTTTGGGCAACGTAGTGCCGAGCTTTACCATTGAGCAAGCAAATATTATTAAGAGGGCGGTTAACGAGGACATCAATACCGTTGACAACAAAGGCAAAGTAGCTGTGCTGCAAACACCTTGGGATTACCTTAATTTTGGATTGAGCAGCGTTGACATGGAGCTTGTCAATACGCTTAGGATGTCGATGCATCAATGGTGTAGGGTGTTCGGATTGCCTGCTGTGTTGTTCGATGTGGATACAAGCTCTTATAACAACTATCAGAACGCGATGAGAGACCTCATCACCAACACCATTATACCTAAGTGCTGCAATTTGAGGGATGAGCTCAATAAGTTCTTGGTTCCTGTGTTCGGTGAGGATGTGTTCATCGACTTTGACATTACAGCACTTCCTGAGATGCAGCAGGATATGGAGAGGATGGTTAGGGCTTTGCGTGATGCTAACTGGTTGACATGGGATGAGAAGAGGATAGCTATGAACTATCAAGAGATGGGTGGTGCTTATGAGTATACATATATCAATCAAGGGTTGATACCTTTGGAGCAAGCCATGATGGATTTAAGCGTAGGCAATGATGGAAGTTCAAATGATAACATCGCTAACTACAGACGAGGAGATAACGAAGATAGTGATGAGGAAATATCCCAAGCTGAAGAGCGAGCGTACTTGCGTAGTGGAGTTCAGAATGATGGAGTCTCTTCGTAAAGCTTATAAAGAGAAACTTAGAGATGAACGCACAAGAGCGCAAGGAGTATTGGATCAAGGTTGAGCGGTTGCGCAAGCAGCTTGATGATAAATATAGTTCTTTATTTAAGGAGGCGATACTCAAAGACCTGAGTCACTTCGCTGATGATGTGCTGAAGATGGGGCCACAAGCGGCTTTGAGCATGATGGGTAGTTATGCATGGAACGATGAGATAATGACCATCATGGGCAAGCTGTACAAAGAGGCGGCGGTACTTTTTGGCAATGCTGTGTATAGAGCGGTTAGGAACATGAGCCAGAAGGCGGCTAACCCATTTGGATTGAATGATGAGTGGGTGACAACGATAGTTAGGTACTTGTCTCAATATGGATTCACTCTTGTTGCAGAGATGACACAAACAACTAAGGATAAACTGAGGAGGCTTGTGGCAGCAGCGATAGAGGAGGGGATGACAAATGAGGAGATAGCGAGGATGATAATGAAGGAGAATGGGTATGCTAAGTTCAGAGCCAATAGGATTGCGAGGACAGAGGTGATGAGGGCTACTAATTACGCAACAATGGTTGGAGCGCAAAGCCATAATTTTGAGGTAGATAAGATATGGATAGCGAGTAGGGATAAGAGAACGAGGAGAATACCAAGGAACGCTTTTGACCACTACCACATGGACGGTCAGCAAGTAGGATACGATGAGCCTTTCTTATCGCAAGACATTGAGGGTAGGATAATAGCTGCTCAGTTCCCTGGCGATGCTACCACTCCTGCCGGATTTACTATAAATTGCAGATGCACGGTAGGTTTTATTCCGAGGCGTGATGCAAATGGACGATTAATATTAAAACAATAGATATGCCAATATATAGTTGCGGAAATAATAGATGGAGAATTGGTGATGGCGAGTGTATGTACACATCAAGAGAAAATGCTGAGAGAGCTTATGTGGCTTATTTAGCACAAGAAGATGATGATGAATATAAAGAGACTACCGATGCCAAAGGGATTTTGGTTAATGAAAAAAGCATTGGAGAGACATTCTCGCAAAAAGAGGAGACTTATAACGATTACCCAGAGGCAGCGACTAACAATGCCAAAAGGGCTTTGAAGTATAAAGAGGAGAATGGTAGTAGTTGCGGTACTCCTGTTGGTTGGACAAGAGCA